TTCCACTGACCAGTTCCGGCCGCGCCTGCGCTGCCGTCAGAGGGGGCTTTGTCTCGATGCGCGCGGCGAGCCACGGCGTGCGATCGGGCTGCATAGTATTCGGCACGAGCTGGGCGTCAACCTCTTGTCCCACGACAAGACCACTGGCGCGCGACACTGTTCCGGGGATAAATACGGCCTCGGCTGGCTTGGTGCTTGTTGCGCCAAAAGCAGTGCCAGTTGGAAGAATGTGAGTTACGATGATAGGTGTCAGTTCCATTTTGTTTTCCTTTGTTTATCTTGTCACACGTCACGTGGGACAGGGCTCAGAGCCCTGTCTCCTCATATTTGCGGCACTCGCCAGCAATGGCACCATACGTCGCGTTGTCCGTGTAGTTGTCGGCATGGTATCTGCCGTAGAACGTGCGGGTCATCTTGACCAGCTGCATCATATGGGCCACGTCTTCGGCCACGAGCTTGATGTCGTGGCTTAGCTTGGCTGACAGATATGCTTCCCAAAGCTGGGCGCATGAGGTCAGGTTGGACCATGGATCACCATAAGTCTTGTCCCTGTCACCAGATGTCAGCTCGATGCCGCGCTCCAAAAGGCGCACGCGTTCGGGCCTTTTGTCAGCTGGCCCTGCCTTCGCAAGCACGGACTCAACGTAGTCCAGATCAAGGCAATACAGCCACGCGATGTCTTCGGCGCTGGCCGAAGGTTCTGCTACTTTGTGCTTCCAAATTGTTTCTTCACTCGGTGTCATTGGTGTCTCCCAAGATATGTGTAACGTCACTGAGGTTCTCCTCGTTGATGACGAGGGCGATACCGCCCGCCGCCTTGATTTGTTTGAGGTTGAGCTCTTGCAGCTTGGTCGGCTTGTTCTTGCCAGCCTTGCACTCGATACCAAAAAACCTGCCACGATGGCAGCCCACGATGTCGGGCACCCCCGACCTTCCAAAGCCGCCTGTGACAGGGTAGAAGTAATAGGCGCCCAGCGCTTTGAGCTGGGCCACCACTTTGTCTTTGACCTTTTTTTCAGGCGTCGATACCATCGGCGTCCTCCGGCTCTACAATCCAGAAAGTATTGTGATCGACACGGCGGCCAACGCCGCGCACAACGCTCTCATTAGGGTTTGCGGGCATCATATTTAATACCGCCAGCCTATGTTTAACCCACTCTGGGGCGTTGTCAAGCGTTGAATACTCTCTTGCGCTGTAATCGTATCTTTTGACATAGCCGATATAAGACATTCTGACTTCGGGGTCGCCGACGGTCACGCGCCACACCACATCTTGATCAGGGTCGCAGATCATACGCAGCATGTTGACCCACCCGGGGCTTCGCTGAACATCTCGTATTATTCTCATCTTCTTGTCACACTCCAGTTGCTCAATGTGTGCCAGCTCATGTCACGAGGCAAAGTGTCGGCGTATTCGGTGTAGAACACATCGTCCGCCTCGCGATAGATCAGCTTGCGCAAGTCGTTGGGATCACCGATCGTCGACATCATTAGGTCATGCCACTGGCTCTCATCTTTCAGCATGTCGAGCGCGTCACGCTCCACCTGCCAGACATATTTACGCCAAGCGCCGCCGCCCGAGACCATGGGCCACATGACGTTCTGCCATGCACGATACTCTGCGTAGCGGGTGCGAGCGAGAACCTCTTTACCCTTGCGACGATCAGTGCGGCTGATGCCAAAGCAAGTCTCAGGATATTCCTGCACCACACGACCATCGGCGTGGACGGTCAGGCTGCCGCACAAAGGATAAATGTGATCGCCGTGCATAAGCATGCTGCCTGTCTTGATCATGCAGGTGCGGTAAGGCGTGAAGCAATCCGCGAAGGCGCATGTGCTATTCGATGTGTAAACCCCGATCTTAAAGCTGTCGTCGGGATACCACGACACGACGTCAGTGTGGTGATATTTGAAATGCACCGCGCCGTTGGCGCTGATGCGCACGCTCATGCTGCTGCGCTCTTTGCCGCGGATGGGCCGCTCGTCACCGTGATCGTGACCGCGCTTGACCTTGCAGCTGTTGTAGAAGGCAACGGCCTCGGCGTGACTGTTGATGCTGCTGACTGCGCAGTCGTGCATTGATAGTGCATACATTGTGTGTTTCCTTTCTAAGTTGTCCCACGCCACGTGGGACGTTTGTTATACTGACAGTTCGATACGGCGAATGATTTGCAGATTGTCATATATGAACTCCTGCAAACCGTGGTCCTCCTTAGAGTCCGAGTAGTCCAAAACCCACTCAATATCGGTGTCATCTTCTCCTATGCGGGCCTCACCCCAAGCAAAGGCAAAGCCACGCTCTTGGTTAAAGTTTTCGATAACTCCCTGCATATGCTGCAAGCCTTGCACATCGTCATAGCCATCATACCACTTCACACTATGGCCCTCGTAAACAAGGCCGACCGTGCCGTCACCGAAGTCTACCTTACGCCACATTTCTTCCAGCCTATGCTCGGCAACGCGCGGGTCCATGCGGTAGATAGCAAGCACTTCTTCGCGCTCCTCGGCATTGCTGAACACTGCCATAAGCACCACGTCGCTTCTATATCCCATTGCTTTCTTCCTTTCTAAGTTATCCCACGTGACGTGGGACGTTACGCTTCTTCTTCAATCTCGTTGGCGTCCAGTGCCTCGATCACCGCCTCGTCCGAGGTCAGGTAATCATGCTCGCTCTCCAAGCTCTTGTAGAGCCAGTCGGCAAGTGCGCGGAACTGCGCGATCAAGGTCTCCTCGATATGGTGTGCGATCTCGGTGTCGACGTCATCCTCGCAGAGCTCCTCGTCGTAATACTCCCACTCTGTCACATACATGGTGTTGGAATGCACATAGTTGCTGCCGTAGGGGCGCTCGATCTTGGCATAGACGGGGCGGTATATCCTGCCCAACAGGCACAGCTCGTCGGCGATACTGTGCAAGGTTTCGTCCTGCGGCGCGTGCTCGCGTATCTTGGCCGGGGCTTGGTCGTAAGTGTAGAGCGGGGCAAGCCCTGCGTAACCAAGACCTTGGGCACGATACCTCCCCGTCCACGACGCCCCGTCACCCTGCGACCAGAAGCCGCTGAAGCTCGGCTCGCGCTTGTCGAGCTCGATGCCCAAGATGGTGCAGATTTCGTAGAAATCCTCATACACCGAGTCCCACCATCCGTGGTAGTTGACGTTGATGTCACGATGCTTGTCGATGAAGTCTTCGCTGTATTTCTGTGTCATTTCTTCTGCTCCTGATGCTCCGGCCACTTTCTCTTTGGGTTCAGGCAACGCCCTGCCAAGGACCAAGTGTGGTCGGGCAGTAGGTGGGCATGGAAGTAGTTATCCCGCCCCTCGCTGATAACCTTCAGCCAGTGGTGCTCGTAAGAGTGCGGGTAGTGGTCGCCGTATGTGGTAGCATTCTGGCTACCACACTTGATGTTCTCTGCGCTGTCGAGTTGCACCCAGCGCTGCTTCCAGTCCTCTACCCGCCACTTGTCCCCATCTTTTGTTACCTTGACTATATGTGTCATTTGTTTGCTTCCTTTCTTGTGAGATGTTTCTGCCAACGCGCATACGCCTGACGCACATCTTCTGGCCAGAGCCGTTGGTCTATGTCTTTGAGTTTGAACTCCTGTGTGGCCCCATCCCCGACGCGCACCGCCAGCACGGTTGTTTTCCACGGCGTGAAGACACTACTGCTTAAGTTTATATAGCGTGTGCGCAACGGTTCTTTGATGTCTTTCGGCGGCACGCCCAGAAGCTCGGCGAGCAGCAGCCCCTTTTGCAGTTGGCGGTATGTGTCAATCTGCTGATGTAGCAGCTCTATCATGTGGTCGATATTATCGGCCGCTTTTTGCGTGAGACTTTTCATTTCTTGGTTCCTTTCTTGTCACACGTCACGTGGGACGCGCGATCAAAAATCGCGCGCCGTTACATGCACCGTCACGCCGTTGGGCGGGCGGCAGCCTTTGTTATCGACGATGACCCACAGCACAGGGCAGGTCCAGTTGCCCCAGCCGCCGTAGATATAGCCGTCGGTGAACACGATGGCGCATTGCGGCTTGATCTGTTTCTCCTGCATATACTCGGGCAGGCAGGATACTGTCGTGCCGCCACCGCCAGCAGGCTTGGTTGTCTGGATCATACTGTCCAGCTCTGCCTGTGTGTAACGCTCGTCGGCACAGACCTTGGTGTCCCAATACAACAGGCGCACAGCCTCGGGCTTGACAGTATCGGCGATGGACTTGAGCTCGGACAACATGCGGTTGATCTCACGCTGACCGATAGAGCCTGACATATCAGGCGCCACGACAATCTCGCCGATCGCCTCGCTGATACCTGACGGCATATACACACCGCCCGCCACATAGCGGCGGTTGGGGCGGCGCCATGTCGAGTAGTCAGAGCCCGTGCAGGTTGTCTGCACAAACTCGCGCAACACCTCGCGCCAGTCTTGCTGCGGCTCGAGGATGTCACCCACTGCACGGTTGCCACCGGTGCCGGCCTTGCTGGCAGCCAGCGCACCCTGACGCACAGCCTCGTCGATCTCTTGGGCCAGCAGGCGCTTTTCTTCTGCGTCCATGGACTGCGCGTCATCCCAGTCGTGCTGGTCGAAGCCTTGGCCGTCACCGTCGCCAGTGCCCTGACCCTTGCCACCGCCGTGCGAGTCGTCTTGATCCTGACCCAGATCGCGGAAGATAGACACGCTGTCCCAGCCCAGATACTTGGGGTCATAGCAGCCCATCTCAAGCGGGCCGGTCATCGTGGCGAACCGGTCCTGCTTGTTCTCGTCAACAAGCTGCGTGTTGATGGCATAGTCAGTGGCCTTGTTGGCGCGCTGTTGGTCCATCTTGAACAGGTGTTGCAGGTTGGTCAGGTGCTTGTAAATCTTGTGATACACCTCGTGCAACACAAGGAAGCGCAGCTCGCGGTCGTTGAGGCTGTCGACAAAGGCACGGCCATACATCTCGTCACGACCGTTGGTGCAGGCAGTGGGGATGTCGTCGCGCACAGTGCGCGTGCCGATCAGCAGCACACCGGACAAGGCCATGTAGCGCGGGTGCGCCATGATGTCGATGGCTGCCTTCTGGAGCCGTTGCTCGGCTGTCAGTCTAACGTGTAGCATGTTGGTTCTCCTATTATATGCCCGTCACACGCCACGTGTGACGTTGGTTTACTTTTTGGTTGGGACAGGCTGTTATGTTAGGGTTGGTGAATATCCATCAAGTGGCCCTCGTAGACCGCAACGGGTTCGAAATCTTTGGGCTTATGGCTCACTGTTTGGGAAGCTGCGACTGCCATTGCTCGGTCAATCCCATCCTCGATGGTTTCGGCGTCAACATGGACGCGGGTCACAGTGTCTGCCGCGCAGCACTGGTCGTTGGCAATGTCGTCGGGAAGGGCCAGAATTATTGTAAGTTTCATAGCATCACCCCTCACCAGTCAAGCGACGGAAGCGCCTTCAACGCCTCCTGCATGTCGTTGCGCAGGCTGTCGCGGAAGCCGTCGTTCTTCACGACGTCATCCTT